CCACGACCGGACGCCTTATTTGGCACACTCAGCATATAGAATCCCACCTCAAACCTGGCTCCCTTATCGAAGGATACGATTTCACCCCTTGTCCCTTGTGTAATCCTGTATCTCGTAGCAGTGGAACCATTAATGACGTAGGCCCGTGATAGGCCAATCCATATGCCATCTGCATGGGTGGTCCTCTTACACGAAACGGCCAACGGGCAGATGCGATGATCTTTTTGCTCTCCCCGTCGTACGTCCCCGTTAGTCACTTCCGTAAGTAATGGTTCGTCAGCATCGACGATTTCCATTACCTTCGGGAAGACTTCCTGAAGACCATTGAGTGCGCTACCTCCTGCTTTTCTTTTGTACTTTTTTCTTTTTGCCATTTTATTTCTCCAGTTTTTCCATGGCCTCCCTTATGGCTGCCATGTTTTTGCCGGCCAGTGTGGTCGTGCCATTCTGGATGGTAATAACCACTTTATCATCTGGCCACTCTACTTCGGCTTTCTCTACGTCGAAGTGATGAAGAACTTCTTCACCACGATCGAATTGCGACTCGACCTGCTCGGCACTAACCTTACCGGGAAGTGGTTTATACGGTGGCAGGTCGAATAATGACATGTGATGTATGCCCCTGGTATGTTGTCCAAGGATCGACCTGGTCGAGTAAGACTGTTTGCATATAGGGCATTTCAATGGAAGTTCCCTTACGGGAATTCTCTCAGAGACATCGGGTTGTTTGGGGACATACGCCTTTTTGCGAGCACGCTTTCGTGGTTTACCGGTTGCAGTTAACCCCTGCGCGACATACCGTGCTCTCATATTGGCGTTATACACCCTTTGTTTGGCACGTTTGATCTCTGCAGCTTTATCATCCTCTGTGACTTTATGCCCCAGACTTGCACGGAGCGTACCTTTCCATCTTTGGAAATGTTCGCCCTTAATATGCCTGGCTAATGCCGGCGGATGAGTCGAGGTGAATTTACACCACGGACAATCCGACTTGATTGGTTGTTTCTTGTGTCCCCTTTTGGCTACTGCCGGGACTATACGTTCTGGGGTTCCCATGTTGAACCCCGGAGGTAATGAATCCTTCAGGGTTTTTCTCCATCGGCCAGGATGAACTCTCCTTACGTGAGCGGACAATCCGGCCTCATTTTTTGCTGTTACGATGCAATATGCGCATTTTAACATTGTGTATTTCCTTTCAGTTGGTTTGTTTATTCACTTTCTCTGTCTGTTTTCAGTTTGAGGAATCGATCGAGAGGAAATCTCATACCGATTCGCTCCTTCTTCTGCTTTCTGCGCAGCACTGACCGAATCTTCGCCCAGAACTGCTTTATCTTCATGGTTGGTATCCTTTCTGTTTCGTTGACATTTTGGTAAATTTAAATGGCGGATGGTAATTGGCTTCTTGTCTTTCGTAGCTACACGACGGAAGAATTGCAAGCTTTGCGTGATAAGCTCAAGGCATCTATTCTTGCGCTCGGAACATTCACCAGCCAGACGGTTGGCGGAAAATCATACACCCGCGATCTGCGGGAGCTTTCCTCGCAATTAAGCGCTGTAGTATTTGTTCTCAATGAACGCACTACTCCATACGAGGGAACAATTTTGACTGACTTTAGTCAGGGTGCAGGTATTCAGCAAGGGCAACCTGCAGGAACTACTGACCAGCTGACCTACTAATGGATCTGAAGAAATTAGAGGACGGCAAAAGGCCAGATCAACGCCTTACTGCCTGGGACAAGGTCATTGGATTCTTTGATCCAGTCCAGAAACTGGTCCGGATGAAAGCTCGAACGATCGAGCATCAATTCTCATACGGATACAACGATAACCCTGAACGCCGAAGCGGTAGTGGCGGTTTATTCGCTCAGGCATCTGCTGAAACCTGGCGCAGTAACCGCGACCGTCTCAAAGCGATGTGGGATGCCAGGGATCTGGTAAAGTTCGAATTCATTGGCGGAATGATGGCCAGGATCGCCCTGTATGTATGCGGTAAGATCCATTCACGATCTCTTACTGGAGATGAGCAAATAGACGACGCATACGATTCATTCTATCACGGATGGTGCGGAGATGAACCCAATGACGATGGTTCAGTTCGTTGCGATCTCAGTGGTCGCAGCCGATGGCTCAAGATGGTCCAGATGGGATTTATGGGCTTCCTGATTGATGGGGATCATGGCTGGATTGAAATTGCTCCTGAGCTTTCTCCAACTGGCGAGTTTTGTGTACAAGCTGTTGAAGCAGATCGCATAGGATCACCGTTAGAGCAGCTCGTTCAGGAGAATTACGTGGGAGGCGTAGGGCTCGATCCAGAAACCGGTCGAATTCAGTTCTATAGAATTTTTCAAAGAACTCGAACGAATCAGTACTTGAAGCCTCAAGAGATTGAGTTTGGTTCATTTATCCACCTTCATGATCCTGAACGCCCTGATGAATATCGCGGACGAACCAAACTACTCCGCTTACTAAATGACGCAAGGGACATCAGGGAATGGATTGAATCGGAAAAGATTGCCGGCAAAACCCAGAGTCAATGGGCCGCACTGATTGGGATCAAAGATCCATTTGCTAACCAAGGTGCTACTGCTTGGAAGGACAAGACTGCAGATGGAACACCAACCCAACCGGCCGAATGGGGAAAGATCATGAGGATGGCAGAAGGCGAAGTCTTCAACATGCTTGCTCCGCCTGCTCGTCCCAGTGGTGCATTCATGGAGTTTGTCCAAATCCTGATTCGTAAAATGGCAGTGTCATTGGATTTACCATTTGGGTTCCTATGGGATCTAGCAACCCTGGGTGGAGTGACTGCCCGTATTGAAGTTCAGCAAGCTTTGCGGAGGATCGAATACTGGCAGCAGCTACTTGAGCATAAGGTGTTAAACCGTATCCGCCAAAAGGTAATCGCTCAAGGCATTGCTCTGGGTGTCCTTCCTCCGCATCCTCTTTGGAGAAAATGCGAATGGCATTTCGGTCTATCCATCCAAACCGATGTGGGTTATGAGATGGATGCCGATATCGCAGCCGTAAGCGCCGGGCTTATTCCAGTCAGTGACATAACCGGGAAATACGGCAAGAGCCCACGTGAGGTGTTCCTTTCCAATGCAACCACTGCCAATGAAGCAATTCAGATCGGAGCGGAGACCGACGTACCGGTGGAGGTATTCGCCAGAATGCTGTATCCGGACATCACCACACAGAAGGCTGCAATGGTCACAGGACCAGTGCCACCACCGAAACCCGGGACAATTGAAGCAATCGGTGACAAGGGCGTGAAGCAACTTGTCGATATCTTGAAGGCTGTCGGTGATGGTAAACTTGACCCAGACAGCGCTAAGAATACATTAAAGAAAGTGTTCGGAATCCCTGAAGCCATGGCCGAACAAATGGTCCCAGAACCAGATCTCGGAATCATCAAAGCCCTACATCCCAAACCAGCAGCACCAGGAAACGGCAGCCGGCCGTCCGGAGCAAAATCGAAATCCGTATCTAAGAAGAAACCAGCACGTAAATGAGTATCGTCTCGTTCACCGAGCAATACCTTAAAAACCTCAGCAAACTCGAAACCCTCTCGCCTGACAGGCAGAAGTTCTTCTGGGAACAGCGCCACTGGCATCCATTGGTCCAAATGACCTGGACCACCCTTACCCGCAGCAATGGTGAGGGATTGATTACATATCCTGATGGAAGCAAGCGGGTTTATGAAGTGCCGAGCTTTCAGGATTGAACTTAAGCTCGGCATTACCTATGTGTCGGATTGATGGGTATTCCGAACATGTGGTATCACCTCCTTACTTCTCCATAAGTCCCACCCACGTGAATTGTTTACATGTGCATTTGGTGCAATGCCCATGACCTCGCTGGACGAACCCCAGAGTGGTCAGATCCACATGATCACTAGGCGAGGCATCCCCGGAATGACCGCACCGGCATTTACCGATACGATCCTTGAGCTTATCGTCTGGCGTGTTCACGAGTCAGTGTGATGGTTGTGCCGACTACGGATTCCTCGTAGTACGGCTTTGAGTCCATATCGTTTCGTTTCACTGTGTGGGCATAGACCTCGCCCCTGTACCTGCCTGGTCCGATATGGACGATGCCTGGATATACACCAATCTTTCGGTTAGTATTATATCCCATGCGCTTTAGAGCGGTGGCCATCAGACAGTTTGCTGAATCAGTGTATCTTCCCGCACTGATCCGGTCTTCTTCTGTGAACTTCACTTTTATTCTTTTTGGTAGTTTTGTTTTCATTGTTGTTGGTTTTTGTCTTTCCTGAATAAAATTTCAGGTCCACGATCGTGGTCCCCTAATTCTGGCCGGAATTTCCATCCAGCAGTAGCCTTCTCTATGGCCTCGTCGGTCTTGCCTTGTTTACCGAGCTGTTCGAATTCTTTAAGTTCATCCTCGGTAGCAATACTGACTCTAATAGTCCCAATTGGTTCATCGAATGGCAATTGCGGAACTATTAGTTCGAACGGATCTTTTTGCTGCATACGCTCTACATTTTCTGGCCCAAGGATAATCATTATATCCCTGCGGCCACGATTAGGTTTTGCTATTATTAGTGGCATTTATTTCTTGTCCTCCAGTGGAATGATTTCTATTTTGTCCTCCACGATAACTCCCTCCGGTTGACCTACTCTTTTCGCAATCCATTCAGCGACATGAGCACAGGTTCTAGCCATTGCCTGCCCCATCATGCTTTCCCTGAGTGTGCCGATACTATGTGCACTCACGTGAGTTTGAATACAGCCGTCTGACTCCTCGGTAATGGTGATTTTGATTTCTACCATTATTCCCCCATCCATGCTTTGAGTATGTCTTCACGGATCGCTTTCTCTGCGTCTAATTGTTTTAGAAAGTCTTCGAGCTGTTTCCGTAATACATCTACTGGTTGTTTCTCACCGGATTTAATCGACTCGCTTAATGTCCCCAATGTCCATAGCACACTGGCAAAAAACACGTTTCTGCACACCTTATATTGTCGAGATTCTGCACTTATTGCTGGCCAGACCTCCTTCATGAATTTTTTGAATCCTTCTGTGATTGTTTCCATATTGTTTGTGGTTGTTTTTATTGGTTTAGCGTAGTCCGGAAAAGGGGTAATATTAACCCTTTTCCGGACCCTCTACGCTAGGTAAGGGTATGATCAAAATGCGTCCATTTTGGCCCTAACCCAAATACCGTTTTGGTAGACGAAATCCTCGTCTAGTTTGATGTGTAACACGGCCGCCTGGGCTGCCCTGTCGCCCCATTTTAGCCGGATGTAATCTACGCCTGTATCATTGTGCCGAACGGCACGATGTTGCGGTCCAAGGACTGGCCAGAGCTGATCCAGCCACTGATGGACGTATGTGAACGGTTCGCCAAGCTTTTCTACGCAGTCCTGGCAGTGCATTTCCAGTGATGGCATATAACCTATAGTTTGACCATGATGTGCCTATCAGGGGCATAACTTCCGCAGGTATAGATCTCGCA